ACACCAGGCAACGTCAAATCGCCAGTCAGGGTGCCGCCGCTTAGTGCCAAATAGGTGCTGGCAGCAGTGGCGATCTGCAAATATCGGGCATCTGCAAAAGTCTGCGTAATACCGTCAGGATCAGGACGCACCCAGTTGCTGCCGTCCCACATCTTCAACTCATCAGGCGTTTGGCTGGTGTCTTGCCAAAGCTGACCCAAGATCGGGGACGACGGTGCCGTGCCACTGGGGTTGGTGATGATTGAACTGCCGGGCTGGAAGCTGGCAATCGTGAACGTCGCCCCATTCCATACTTTGACCAGCGGTGGATTAGTGCTGGTATCAATCCAGACCTGACCGTTATATGGCGAGGATGGTGCTGTGGATCCAACAGACAAGCCAAGCTGGGTAAGCACCAAACCCAGATTCTGAGCCGTGATCTTCCGGGTTTCTGTCGCGCTAATGCTGCTGAACGGCACAATGTCCGCACTTGCCAGCGTGGTTGCGGCTGGAAGCTGGGAAATTCTCAGGTTTGCCATCAGTAGCCAACAACCACGAGGTCAACAGTGCCTGCCACGGCGGTGCCAGAGCCGTCTCTGCATACCACTGTAATAGCAGTCGTTGTCTTGGACAGCACAACTGCGGTGATTGCTGTCGTGTTTTGCAGGGTCACTTGCACGCTGGTGATTGCACGGAACGTCTTAGTCAGATTGATTGCGGTGCCGCTTGCACTGCTGCTGATTGCAGCATCCTCGACGGTCTCAATCACGTCTGGATAATCCAGCTGACCTGTCAACCCGGTAATGACGCCATCTGTTGTGCCCCCGTCCGGGCTCTTGAAATAGGTTTGCACTCGATACACGTCGCCAAGCAAGCGCTCGTATGGCGCATAAGGGTGCAAAATTCCGCCTTCGGCTAGCTCAGTTGAGGTGTAGTAGCGCTGTTCACCCAAAATCTGATCGTCGTTTTCTTGGAACAATTCCCCATCGTCCTCCTGCAACAGAACGATTTCTTCACCCGTTAGCGCCGTAAGGCTGTGCTGGTATGTCGCGTTTGTAGTAGTGCTTAGCAGCAGTGCGCTTTCAAGATTGTTATTGTCAAAATTCCAGGTGAAGTAGCTGTCTTTGGTTGCGTCAATCTGCTCAAGCTCATTGCTGGCATTGACCTGGCAGTTGACATAATCGCCGTCCCAGGTGCCGCTGGTGCTGGCATCGATTGACTGAACGGCATTGCTGATTTCTTTAGCGCCGACATTCACCAAGATGTAACCCGGCGCATCGCTGCGCCACTGGGTAGCGTCAACCGCTTTGACCATCACCACCCATTCGTCAGTATCAAACAGGCTGGTTTCAAACCACTGCTGCTGCGCCGGTAGACCACCTGATGCAAGCTCAATGCCTACGTCCCAAGTGTCAGATGGGTCGCTGTTTACCAATGTGCCGCGCTTGTAGCGGATCTCGTAGCCAACAATGTCAGACACAACGCCTTGGTCCCAGCTGCCGTAATCGCTAAGTGGCAACTGCCAACTAAAGCGTTTACCACTGCGGTCGCTGTTTTCAACAACGCTGAAATTGCTTGGCGTTGGCGGGACAATTTCTTCCCGGTCAATGTCGTGGTACAGATAATTGGTTGGATTTTCACCAAAAATTGCAGAGGTAAACGAAGCACGCACGCGCCAGTCGCCCGGCGCATGGAACGCAATCGTCTTGTAACCAGTTAGAGGAATGTCGGCGTAGAAGTAGTATCCGTCGGGCTGCGGTGCTTTGACGCCGGGGATCGCCGTTGGCACGCTGACCGGAAGCAGCTCAATGCGATAGCCGGTGATTCGTTCAAGAATTGGGCAGGTGCCGGGGTCAACGATGATGAGTTGCGTGCCATCAGGTTGATTGGCGTGACGCAAAACAGCATTAAAAGCAGAGTTGCTTATATCTGGAATTGCCTCAAACGCTGAGATATTGATTGTCAACCAATCGCTTTGTCGCCCCAAGCGGTCTGTTGCAGATACACGGAATTCATAAGAGTTGCCAAAGACATGATCCGGCAGGCTGAATGAAGCGTTTGTAACTGCAACCGTGAAAACGTCGCTCCACTGCGTCGCGTTTACTTCACGCCACTGGTAGCGATAATCTCGCACCGACAGATCGTCGGCATTATTAACCTGCGGTGCGTTCCACTTAGCGTTTACTTGGGTTTGGTTGTTGCTGAATACCAGCTCTGCAGTCAGGTTGGTTGGGGTTTGCGGCGAGCTGAGGGTAAAGCGATCTTTCGGGACAGCAACAGGCAGATCATTGTCAACGTAGTTGTATTTGGAGTTGTTGTATTGAACTGCTTCGACTTGAAAGACAAGTGGATCGACTTCGCTGATCCCGATGACTTTATAGAGCGCAGCTTGCAAACTGGTCCACTCAAGTACCCACAGCGACTTTTCCTGCGTGTCCGGTATCCCATCAACAACAACTGTTGTTGTACCTAGTGAAGCGGTATCGAAGTCATCGCCCAGTAAGTCGCCGCCTTGAGTGGTCAGCGTATCTGTTCCATCTTGGCTTCCAAGCGCCAAAAATTCGGTTACATCGTCCTGGGAAAAACTGAGGACATTGTGAACGCTAAGTTTTGGCGCTGTTGATGTAGATCCGTCAGGGTTTGTGGTTGTTTCGCCGTCAGGGATGACAAGCGTCAACGTGTAAGAAATCGCCGGGTTTGGCGCCAGTACTGCATCCAGCTTGATGCTATTGCCATCGATCGAAATGATGCGACCACCTAGCCGTTGCCCTTGCTTCAGCGGGTCTGCAATCTGGATAACCTCGCCAACGCTGGCGGCAAGACCTTCAGCACCAATGCGGAAGCTGACCTTTTCAGTTTCGTAGCGGTTGCTGAATAACGTGTGCTTGGCTGCCCGCAGTGCTTGACCGCGACTCGTAACGCCTACTAAGCGCAGATCAATTGGGTTGTAGCCAAACCGCTCCAGCAGCTCATCATCCTGCAGGTATTCGGTAACGCTGGAATAGATCTGATTGGGGTCGTCCCAGTTGGCCAGAACGACTGACTTGCGTGCGGTCTTGGCAGTACCGGTGTAGTTGAAGCACGGCGCCGTGACGTTGCCGCTGTCGTCTACCTCTTGGATGACGTTGGCTTCGCTGAACTGCTGAACCGGAATCTGGGCGCGATCCTGCGTAACGTACAGCTTGCCGTGGCTGTAGTAGAGCAAGCCGCGGAAACATGAAGCCAGTGCATTAAGCACTTCGTACACGCTGCCGGGGTTCTGCAGGTAGACGTTGCAGGTGAAGCGGGGCTCAAGCCCGCCGCGTCCGTCGTCCACCATCTCATCGCAATACTGGCTGACGGTGTACAGATACCAAGGGTCGATGGCGATTGTTGGCATGTACCGCGCACAGCCAAAGCGCGGATTCAGAACAATGTCACGGAAGATCCATGCCGGGTTATCTGTCCATGCAGTCGTAAATGTGCCGTCCCAGATGCCGGTGTAAAGCCGGGTAACAGGGTTGTAATTGGTTGGGATTTGGACGCGCTTGCCGCGCACACGAACAGATACGCCTGGAATACTGTTGAACTGCCGCGCATCAACCTTGATGCCTACCAGTGCGGTGTTGGGGTAGGCAAACTTTTCATCGACGATTTCGGTATAGCTTTGCCACTGAATTGTGTTCAGCAAGTAGGCGCTAGTGCTGTCCGGGGTGATGCGGGTGACACGGATGCTCCATGGTCCAACACCGGCTAGATCAAACTCGTAGGCACGCTGGAACTGACTGTTTGATTTGCCGCTTACGGTTTGATCGGCAACAACGTTGTAAGGACCACCATTGGCGGAAACATCAATTTGATAACGAACGCTTGTAGCTTGGATGTCGCCGTTGTCAACGTTGGTGGATTGCAGCGCCGGGTGATTGATAATGACGCGGCACCGCTCAGTATCCAGATCGGTGATGGTGCGCGTAATAGCTCCGGTGGCAACCGTGACGGCAGTGTTGACGCCGACTGTGTTTTCTACCGTGCTGAACCCCAGCATTGGGGTTTGAGTTTCATCCGTACCAGTGCGATTGTCTAATGTATATCCGGTGAAATTTTTGCTGCCATCTGGATTTTGGATTGGCGTTGAATCAAGGAAAATATCTTCTTCGGCGCTATTTGGAAAACCTTCAATTTCGCCCTCGCTGACTGCATAAACCGTCTTGGCAAATGCAACAGAAAATAGGTTGTTTGCTGCTTCAACAGGTTGACGTGTAGGCGTCGCAACCGTGACGTTTTGAACGACCGTTGTCTGTGGTTGGGAACTACCGCCACCGGCACCGCTGATCTCAGGCAGGTTATTGAGGTCGTCCATCAGAGAAAGTTCTGCAACTCAAGACCGAACGACAGCACCGGCAACGTGCCGATGATGCGCTCACCATAAAGAACAGGTACGACTTCGCCTTGCAGTGCGTTGGCGTTGGACTTATCGAAGGTAAATGAGTTGAATTGTTCCTCTCGACTGCGCCCTGATGTAGGACCCCCGCCAACAGAGCCGCCGACATTTGGCATCTTGGGCGTCGGTGTTAGCAGTTGGGCAACGCCGCCGAAAATTAGAGACAAGCCAACACCAGCAACGATTGGCACTGCCTGCGCGCCAAGGGTGAATAGACCGCCAGCAAGTGCCCCGGCTGGCGCAAACAAAATAGATACAGCAACCAACGCCACACCAGCGATAATCCGCCCAACAGCACCACGCCCTGCAGGGATCGGTGCCAGCACCATTCGCTTGCTCATCGGCCAGAGCAGCTGGTCCTCGTCTAAACCCAGTGCGTGATCGGTCACCACGCGCCAGTTGATACCTTTTTCGCCGCTTTCCAGCAGATACTGCCGCAATTCAGGGATCTGAACGCACAGCGCCCGCAGTGCCTCTGCTGGTGTCTTGACCGCAAGCTGGAAGCGCCGACCGAAGCGTCTGCCCGCCTCACCTAGCAATCGGATCGTCACCATCAGCCCACCCTCCGCAACACCATGTAGGTATTCTCGCGGAAGTATCCGCTATACGCCGTCAATCCAGACAAGCGCCCCACTAAGTGCTGATACAGCATATTCGCGGCTGGATCTTCCAGCACAGCAACGTGGTTGCAGCAATCTTGATTGCGAATGCGGAACATAATCACATCGCCGCGCTGTAGATCAGCGGTGACTGGAATGCGAGTAAATCCTTCAGCGGCAAAGTTGTCCTCGAAGTGCGTGAAGCCACGCGTCTGCCATTCGCCTTCGTACAACCTTATGTAGTCGCCCATGCTGACGCCCATCTGCTGCTGATACCAGTCGCGCACGGCGGAGTAACAGTCGTAGACGCCGTAGTTCCAAGGTCGTTTCAGCAGCCCGGCGCTTTGGCGTGGGTCTAACCAAAAGGCTTCGCTACCGCCGCAATTCCACACCGCGTAGGGAAGGTTCAGTGCTTTGCAGGCTTGCACGTCTGCAGGGCTGAAGCCGCTGTAGTTGGCGTGACTGTGCCAACAGGCTGTTGCGTCATCAAAAAAGTCGGCAGTGTCTTGAGCGCTGATCGTGAACTGATCCGGCACCGTGCTGGTGTTTTCGCACTCCACCACCGTGCCATCGACAAGGATGAACCCGCAGGTTTCCTTGGGGAATGCACGTTCTGCATAAGTCCGCATGGCGAGGCGTTGCTCCGCGGTAAGCGGATTTGCCCAAGTAGACAGTGCCATCAGCCTTGTGAATCGACGAGACCAGGGAAGCCCCCAAACGGTAGGCGGGATGTGCTGCCAAATCTCAAGCGACAGCTTTCAAGCCTCTTCCCGCAAGCATCTGTCGTAATACTGGGCTGCGGCACGTCATTGGCATCCCAATACTGGTTGCCGTTGTAGTGGCAGCCGATATTGCTGCGGTACACCCATTGGCATTGCTCGCGCAACAGGCGGCGACCTGGCAGGCTGCGACCTTCAAGGTCAAATGGGACAGTCAGCCTAAAGGTCACTGCCAACTTGTTTTCGCTGGTTTTTTGCTCCACTACCCATTCGTCTGGTCCCCAGTAGGCGTTTGGATCGGCGCCAGGTTGGCCGTCTAAATAGGTGGTCAGCGTGCGAATGCGTTGGACTGTTGCTCCAACCAAATCGCTGTAGGTGTTAGTTAAACCAGTGATAGCAAGACCCACGTTGGCAAACGCGATCGTCGGGCTTTCTAGTTGACCAGTCGTTTTCAACTCGAAGCCATTTGCCTGCAGGGGCATTGCGGTGTAGGTGTTGCCGTCATAAGTAATATCTGAACCGTCAGTGTCCGACCAGTTACAGAACCGATAGATCGACTGGTCAGTCGAACCGGCAGGCAGCAGCGTCGAAATGTCCAGAGTAAAGAGGTCAATGACCTCCGGCATCTGGGTCTTAAATAGTTCGGCGTTTGGCGGTGATTGGGTCATACATAAACCCTCGTTAATTCAAATTCAATTGTTGAATACGTTGGGCTCACTGGAGTAAGAGACCAACCACTAGAAAGCAAAAAAGTACGAGCCGCCAAGGTAAGAGTTATTTCAACGACTGTATCATTTGCAATAGTGACAGAAGTCAGTAATCCGGTCGCTAAATTTGCGGTGTAATCAGTAGGACGAGTGTATCCAGTTAGCGTTAAAGATTCGATATTGTTGTAGCCAAGGGCAAGAGAGCCAGAGGTAAACGGTCTTGAAAATGTTTTTGTATCAAAAGGAGGCGACCAAGTTATTGCTTGCCCTTTTGTAGAAAGCAAATAACTTTCAACCGAAAATGCCTCTTCGTTTGTGAGCGGTATCGTCGTGCATTGCCAGACCTCGCTGTCTTGGTTTAGACCGTCAGTAAGTACTTGACTATAACCATCACCGAATTGCATGCGCTGAACACGCTGCGCACGGCGCTGAGTCGTTCTCAAGTCAAGCTTGATATCTGAAAAAGCCATGTAGGTCATCAGAGCATTCCTCCGCTGCGTTTCTGATTAACCAGTGTGGCTATCACGATACCCTGAACCTGATTAGCAAGCTTTTTCTGTTCAGCAGGAGACAAGGTGTCACCTGTGTTTTCGATCTTGATGTTCACCGATTCAACGTTAACGGTGTTCGCCCCACCTTTCATCGTGACTGGAATGCTTCGGCCATCAGGCAAAGGCACATACGCTTCAGGCGTGCTGCCTTCACCAAACACAGAAATCTGAGGGCTTCTGGCAATCCCACCCATTGCGTACTTGCGTAACGGCATAGGTCCATTTTTTGTCATCACGTTTCCATTAGCGCTGAAATCGAGATTGAAAATGCCTTTGACAGCTTGGAACATTGCGTAACGCATAAATATGCGCGTCAAGTCCTGCAATACGGATCGAGCAAATTCTTTGAAGTTTGCAGTTCCAGTCGAAATAAAATCAGCCAACGCATCAGATGCTCCACCAAAAGCATTCGCCAATGAAGAGCCAAGGTTTTCAGCGAGAATTCCCATTGATTCAATTCCGTCTTTAAATGTATCTTTGAAGCTTTTCTTTTCATCTCCGCCGCCTTCCATCGCATCACGCAAACGATTAATCAAATCAAGAAGTTCTTGCATATTTTCAACTCCTGCTTTCATCGCCTCCTCAATTACTGACGCCAATGTGCGGTTAATTTGAATTCTCTTTAATTCCTCCTCGTTTAACTTCTGCCCAGCAAATAAAGCGTCCTGTATTTTTTGCTCAACCGATATTCTAAATTGCGTTTGTTTTTCTAATTTTTGATTAATGGCTGCTTGAATTTTCTCTGCTTGGTTCGCAAGCTTAACGCCAGCTTCTTGCAATTGAATATCATAAACACGTTGCGTAATCTGCTTGGCTTGTAACTGCTCTGCAGATTTCTGACGGGAAATCTCAAATTCAAGCTGGGCTGTTCTCAAGGCATTTCCATTTTTAATTGCTTGATTTTTGTTGAGTTCAAGCTCGTAAATTTTCTGAGATACGTCCTGTATTTTTTTTGTTTTAGCCCCAGTTTTGGACGAAGGATCAATGCCAGGCAAACCTGTTGGACCACCATCACCACCCGCGCCAATGCTTAACAAAGCTCGTTGTTGAGTCGCTTGTTTCAAATCTCTGCGCAAGTCATTCAAAGTCCTAAGACGACCTTGACGTTGACGTGCTGTTTCTTTTGCTGGCGCTTTTTCTAATTGACTAATCCGAGCAGTAATGCTTTCAACTTCACCCGAAAGATCAATCTTGAAAAGCTTATTTAGTGCAACTGCTGCACCATTAATCAACCTGATAATTTCAGTAAATACGTTCTGAAATGCCGCACCAATAGGGGCAAGCAATTTACCAACGTTTTCGCTCAACTTGCTCAATTGAACCTGCAGCCTTTCACCCGCAGCCGCTGGACCATTAACAATTGCTTCCGATGACTTACCAAACTTGTCAAAGAGCAATTCAGAGAATTTCTGGAAGTCTTGCAAGCTGACCTTGCCTGCCTCCAAAGCCTTATCAAGCTCTGCTGGCGTCATGCCCAGCGATTGAGCAAACAAAGTAAATGCACCCGGCAAACGCTCACCAATCTGCTGACGAAGTTCTTCTGCGGATACCTTGCCTTTGCTGAATACCTGAGATGTTGCAACAAGTGCAGAACTCAAATCCTGCAGATCACCACCAGTACCACGCACACCAGCGGCAACACCTTTAAATGCTTTTTCGGTGTCATCCAAGCTGCCGCCAGCACCAATCACAGAAGCAGCAAGCTTTGTGAATTGACGAGTAATAATTTCCTGCGGAATTTGGAATTGTTGAGATAAACGCTCAACGCGTTGCAATGCACCTTGATATTCGGCGTAATCCTTAGTAAGACCCGCGAGTGCAATTCTTTGTTTTTGCAGTTCTGCTGCATAAGTAGCAGTTGCACCTAGCTGCTGCCGTGCCTGCCCAACTTGTGCACCAATGGCACCACCAACAGCGGCGCCCATTGGACCGCCAAATGCTGCGCCAATACCAGCGCCTAGCAGACCTTCTGCGCCACCAAAAATGCCAGCAGCAGCAACAGCGCCAGCCCCCTTAGCGAAACCAGCAAGACGACCACCACCACGCCGCCCCTGAGTTTTTGCAGCAGCCTGCTCAAAACGTTGGGCTTCGCGTGTTGCCTCTTTGAATTCCCTGCTGGTGATATCAACGCTGTTGGCTAACTCACGCCACGCACGCGCATAGTCATTGAGACCATTGATACTTTTTGTTCTTATCTGGCTATCTGTTTGCTTAAGAGTTGCAGAAAGATCTTTAAATTTTGCACTAGTTAGAGTTGAACGCTGCGCAACATCATTCAGCTTTGCGCTGAGCTGATTCAGCACAACATCGCCTTCTTTTCTG